GCCATGTATCAGCGTCAAAAGTCGCGTAATCTGTCCCGATGGCCGCGCCGTCAGTTCCCGTGAATGCCACTTTCCCAGCATTCGTGACAAATCGACATGAAACACGCCCCGCCTCTGACGGTAATGTGATTTCTTGAAGCACATCAGTTGCGCCAAGCGTCACCCGCTGGACGTATGGAAAAGAATTTAATCCTGCTAGATCTACAGCTGCCATTTTTTCACCTCGTTTTGGTTATTGTTAGTTTATCACGTTGCCCGTGGATTTCTTGAAATATCATCTTCTATTAGTAAAGTAAACGACCAGCCCCAACCCGTCCACTCGCGACCGATTACAATCGTGGGAACTTGCAACAATGAAAGATCGTCGTCAGTCACCAATATTTTATCCCCAGCATTGAGCCACCCCCAATGCGCCGCGCATTCGTAGGTCACCGACTCCAAAACCAGACCATCGCGGCGGGCTTTTTCGCTGACGATTCGGATCGCTGTCGATGTATCAAAAACCACATCGCTGGTGATACTTTCAGATCTCGATCCATATCGGCGAAAACTGACATTTGAATACAGGCTGGTGAATTCGTCGGGATTCGCGCTGTCTCTGTTGCCTGTCATTGTCACAGATCTTTTATGAGACCCCCCAACCGAGGCAAACTCAATTGTGATGGAATTCACCATTTCATCTGGCCTTGTCTCGACTTGGACGGGGCTAATTCTTAGCCAGCCTTCACCAGCTGTGATCTTAGTTTTCGGGGCAACGTCTGGATCGTCGATTATTGGATACAGCCCATCGGGGCCGCGCCTTACCGAAATCGGCAAAAGTGGAATGACATTATCACTTAGCCACTCCCACGGGGTGACGCTGGGATCGTTGATGAATCCACCTAATTTATACCGATTCAAATATTGAGCAACCGCCGCCCATCTGCCCGAATCGACGGGAATTGTTGAAAGATTCAAGGCCCATCGGCAAATGTCACCAGCCCCCTCAAAATCTCGTGACGCGTAAATGTTCTCTTTTGCCGTGTCAGAATCCCAACACACCCAGTATTCTTTGGCAGTTTTCGATATCGATGTGGCCGCTGATAGATCTGCCGTTGCGACCTGTTGGCCCAGCCCGTCGATTTCATTGGTCACAGTCAACACATCATTACTTGTGCCTTCAAAAACTCGAACTGTTGCGCTTTTGACATGATGCCCCGCTATCAATAACTTTTCGGATCCCGCGCCAGCGTCCACGCGATAGGCTGGTGATCCTTTGCCTTTTTTTGTGGTTCCCTCGGAATTCAGCCAAAGCCCTGGTTGACCGAAAACTATCGGAAAAGTCACCCCGTCGATTTCTTCGTCAAGATTTGGCCACGTCGTTTTGTTCACTCTGGCTGATGGATCAATGAAACTGCCAGCGTCAGAATAAGGTAATTCCTCCAGCGTGAACGCCATCCAACCCGATGGTTTTAGCGGATCTGAATATTGGGGCTGTGAGATTGAGCCGCTGACCATTCGGAATCGCTCGGAATAATCTTGTTGTGAAACGCCAGATTTGACCATCACCATAGATAATTCACCTGTTGCCGATCCAAGGCCAAAGCCTTCGCGCCTCCGTTTTGCTACGTTTTCCATGATAATAATTTCCATCGAAACAGATTGGCCTTCGCTGGTTACGCTCAATCGATCCAAAGTCTCAATCCACTCTGGCGTATCAAGCCCTCCCTCAAATGACAAAGTTCCCGATGCCGTCGATAGGGTGATCGCCTGGGTGGAAAGTCGGTAAGTTTTGCCACCCCAAACCATCTCGAATAGCCAGACTGGATCCGCTCCGTGAAAATCTTGTGGTGTAAACATTAAACCAACTCATCGATTGTTATGGAAGCAATTCGCCAAACCTCATTTAATCCTTCTTCACCCTGTACCGACTCAATCGAAACTGGCGATGTTAGTCTGCCAGCCATGAATTCGTGACGGCCTAAAAGCTGGCGCACATCCGCGGGCCCTTTTTTGACTGACGGCAAATAAACAATCGGGGTATCGGGGCCATCGAGCAACCCTATCAACCCCTCCATTTGATATGGTGTATCCCAACGACTAACTACGGGTAATGCTCCCGCCGTTGTGGTGTTTTTTATGTAATCGGGATCTGGGCTAAAAGCATCTGTCATATCAATACCATCAGTCCACGCAAACTGAACGGCCCGAGCTGACGGCCCGCGCTGCACCGTTCTTGAAGTCCCATCCAACTGGGTGAATAATTCCACATTCGCCGTAGTTTGAATCGACCGCCCCCATGAATACTGCTGGCCGAAAAATAGACACGGGCCAATGATCATGTTGCCCATCTCGAAATATGGATCCACGCCGCCCTGTGAATTGATTCTCAATCGGTAGCCAGAATAAGCCGCCCCCAGTAAGTTCACCGTGGCCGCGCCATTTGGGACTGATATAAATCCACCCGATCCAGATGTGGCCTCTGCACCCGTGATTCCTTCTAGAATAATATGCGGAATCTTGTGTGTCACACCGCCCCAAAGACCCTCGGTATTCGTCTTGATTTTGCGGTAATCATTCCCCAGTTTCATAAAACCACCCGCCAGTTCATTCGGTGACAAGTAGAATGTTGCGCCTGGTGTTGCCGTATTTGGCACAATCGTATCACCCAAACGGAGCCAGCCAAGACCAGTTTTACCAGCTGCTAAATCCCCATCGATTAAAGTAACCCAAGCCGCCGTGGGTATATCGTACCCAGCTAATTCCCACTCTCTGAAATTGGCCCCCTGTAGGCAGATCCCGATGGTGTCATTTAGTGGTGTGGATTCTTCAGTGCCATCGCGAAAACTTAGCGCAAGATCTTGTTGTGATGTGTTTGTGGATCTCCATTTCACTCGTGGGCTTGGTGACTCACTTGCCCAAAGCCGCTCCACTGGAAATCCATACCTGGTATCGATGTGATATTCGTCATTCCGTCGGGCTGGCCCGTCAACCGCTGTAACTTTTACACCGTCGTCAACATAGGCCGCAAAACCCGCACCCGCAAAAGTTCGAGGAAATAGATCATCTGGGAGTGTGGGGGCTGTCGTCAATCCAAGCCCATTGGCATCACCGTCTGAAATGTGCAATTCATACCATTCAGATGAAGACGTTGACGAATTTGGATGGCCAAAAGTTACACGCATCGAACCAGCTGCACCAGAACTAACCAGCGAAGTTGACGACGGCCCCTCCGTCCACACCCGATCCTGCGCTCCCCCAGATGATGAGTTTTTCCACCATGTTCTGACCACGCGATTTTTCATTGCAATCAGAAGATCCACCTGTGTCACCCATGAACCTACTGAAATCGTGCCAATCGACGCGGCACCGTGAACATCTCTGATAAGAATTTCAGCTGGTGAGAAATCGGCCCGTGCTTCAATTTGCCATTCGTCTGATCCATCGCCAAGCTCAATCGCCACGCCAGCATGAAGTGAAGCCGTTGAACCTCCAGATAACATCTTAAATCTGGCACGAAGAATTACACCGTCAGACGGTGATCCGCTGATCGTTCTTTGATAGCCGCGATTTGCGCCAGTTGTGCTGATTGTCATTTTAGCCGCGCCGAGCGTATCAGATCCAGCCCCGAAAACTGACCAGCCAGAATCTTGTGGTTCATCCATTGCTAGCCAACTTTTCGACCAGCCTGCACGATCATCGTCAGATTTGAAGGTTGATGACCCTGGCATGGTGATAGTAGAAAAACCGCCCAACCAGTGAGCAACCAAAGAATCATCACCTGCGCCAGTTGATACTGTCTCCCATGTGGAGAAAATTACAGATCTACCGCATTGGTGCGTTCCAGCGATTTGTACAGGATACGAAGATCCGCTGTTCATCGCTGACAGCCAAACCCCGATGGCGGAAACTGGAGTGTGCAAGCTCATCGAAGCCCAGGTTTCACCAGAATTATGGGATCTATAAATTATTGAATCGTCGGAACTCATGCCACGAACTGCCAAATATAAACTGCCAGCATCATCAGCCCAAACTGTAAGATCGCCATCTGCGTAGAATTTAGAAGTTCCGTCCAACGCAGCGAAGTTGTAAGCAATGATCGCCGTGTCATGTTGGTCTGCGACAGATAGCCTTTGGTATGCCGTGCCAAGCCTTTTGAATCGCCCAAGCCCAGATGTGCCTTCTAAATAATGGATATGAAATTGGCCGCCAAAAGTTACCACATCGAAAAAGCCGAAAATATCAGAACCATCTGATGACTCGATCAACTCAAATTGTGTACCTTCCGCATCGCTGGCGAACTGCTTATAACCGTGGCGAAAAACTGGGGTTGTATTGTTGGCTATCAATTCAGTAATCAAAAGAATTTGGCCGTTCAGCTCTGACGCTCTAATTCTTTTCAATTCAAAACCTGCCGCCCCTGCCCCTGGTGAGCCACTCACATCAATTGGATCTTTCAAACATGCCGATTCTGTTTCAGTCCAGTTTTGGCCATTATCGGTTGAAGTCCACTGCATAATTTGGGCATCGTTGCCAGACACAACCCAATGATAAATCTGGATGTCGCCGTTAGGTAAAGTTACCAAACACGGGCCAGCCACATCAGCCAACAAACCTCCGATACTGAAAATCGTTTGATCCACCCACGCGCCGCCAACTGCCTTAGCCGATAATCTCACCGTGTGTAAATTAATCCCAACATCGTACTTGTGATAGGCAACTAGAATTGTGCCATTGTCCAGAGTGACCGCGTGTGGCTCATCGTGATTGTCACCTGCCGAACCCCAATCCACTGCTTCAAAATCTGTTAAGGTTCCCGCCGTATCGTGACCCCGCCATAACGAATCCGTGTCGTTTTTCCAAACGAAACCGCCGCCGCCTGGCTGTGGGTGGCCTCCTGTGATCGTCTTGATTCTTAGCTTTTTCCCGAGCGACTGCGATCCGCTGGATTCCAAAACCAACCCATAATCGCCCTGTGCATCGGGAACGCCTGGAGCTGGATCCGATTCGGTGTATGTCGAATGTGCCGCCCACAAAGAATCCGTTGTGATTCTCGGATCTTGGATTATCATCCCGCGCAATTGGTCTTTTAGAATTTCTCCCATTAGTATCCCCTTTGACCGCGACGGGCCGATCCTCTAATAGCCTTACCCAGCGCACCAGATCTTCGCACTTCATCTTGGGCAAATCTGTCAAAATGCTTATAAACGGGTATCGCCACAACTTGAGATCCACCGCCGCCGCCGCTATTTAAGCTCCGCACTCCAGACTCGCCGATCTGTGATACCGCTTGCCGCGTCAAAACTGCTTCGCCTTTCAAAAGTCGAGCCATTGATTCGTCGGGCTTAACCACGCCGCCGCTATGAAATGCAGGTAATTCTTGCGATGAAATCACCGCCGCTTGAACTCCAGCTGTTGCCGTGATTGCACCAGCCGCCAACGCTCCCGCAACTGGCCCCAATTGTGAGAGTGCTTTTGTGATTGCAACCGCAGAGTTGATCGCCACATCTGAAATCGCCGCCGCCTTGGATAAATTGAACAATCGCCGTTGAGCTTTGGAATTTGCCTCGGTTCCCTGTTCTGCCACAAATGCCATCGCTTCACCGATAGCCCCCACACTGCCAGATATCGATGTGAGATTTGATTGATTCCTTTCGTGCATTTGGGCGATTTGTTCTTGGTGGTTTTTATCGTTTTCGGCTTTTGCTTCATCTCGTGCTTTTTTAGCCTGGTCAAAACGTGCCTGTTCTGCCGCCATCAAATCGGCATCTGCCGCCGCTGTTGCTTGGGATAATTCCAATTCTGTCAGCTTGCCAGCTAAGTGCAGCTCTTGAATTTCAAGGCGATCCTCGTCTGTTTTTACTTGCAGTTCACCGACCTGTGAGACTTCAATCGCCCGACGCCACTTTGCCGCCAATGTATCCAAACCATCAGCCGCTTTTGCTATCGATTTCTCCACTTCAACCGCGCCATCGTTATCTGGGGTGAATACACCCTGTGGCCCAGGTGTGGATCCAGACTTGATGATCGCTTTTTGGCCTTTTTGGTATTTCTCCATCTGCTCAACCGCGCCATCTAATATCCCAGTGAAATCAAACAAACCATCGTTGAAAATATCGTTTTGCTCATTCCACCTGCTGAATCCAGAGATCCCGTCAGTAGTAAATGCCGCCACCGCTCCCGCAACATTACTGATCACGCTCATGAACTTTTCTAACATCGGTGTCGCCGTGGCCGTCATAAAAACAATCCCCGCCGCCAGATCATCAACCACACCACTAATCCCACCGCCGCCCATCGATGCAGTAATTCTTGATGCCGCGCCTTCAATTACTGTGGTTAATCCTGCCATTGAGCGTTGCCAATCACCTGCCGATTTTGCCGCATCGGGGCCGACCTCCGCGCCGAAAACACTGGCCTGGGATATAAAAGTATCCAAAGCCGCAGTATTTCCGAGTGACTGCAATAACATCGTTCCACTTTTTCCAAAAAGCTGGGTTGCAAGTGCTGCTTTTTCGGTTGGTGATTCGATGTCTGATAAAGACTGCATGAGATCTTGAAAAGTCTCATCTGATGATCTCATTGTTCCGTCGGCGTTTTCAACCGATACGCCCAGCCGCTCAAACGCAACTTTTCCTTCACCCGCGCCGCGTTGCATATCTGACATTCTCTTTGGTAGTCCGACCAAAGCCGATTCCAAAGATGAGAATTCTAAGCCAGAGCCACGCGCCGCCAGCTGTAATCCTGCCAGCGTGTCAACGGCCAGCCCAGATCGAGTACCAAGATCCACAAGTAAATTTGTCGCGTCTGCCGTCTTTTGGCCCATCGCCACAAACGCCACACCAAGCCCAGCCACACCGATGGCCGCTTTGCCGATTTGATCCGCTGTCTTTTTCCAGCTTTTTCGGGTTGCCTTTGCCGCCCGTTTTGCCGCCCGTTCTGCTTTTTTCATTTGGGTGTTGAGCTGGGATACCATTTTTCGGGCTTCTTTGTCGGTGATGCCTGGCATTTTTCCAAGCTCCGATTGCAGATTGGAAATATCGGCCTTGAACGCCATTTCAATCGTTTCAACTCTTGCCATTACTTACCTGCCTTTTTTAGTATCTTATCACCTATATCAGCAATAATGCGCTTTGAAGCCTTTCTCATCGGTTTTTTAACATCGTCATTCCACGGTGATCTGAATATCCCGCTGTGACTTTTGCCCTGCCGATCTGATTTGATTTTGAACGCATACAGCCCGCGCCCCTGGCCCGATGCGTCATTGGAAATGCTGACTTTGACCGCGTTGCCCTCGATGGCGGTTGAAACTTTCAATGCTTTTTTAGAATTCGCTTGTGGTCGGTGCTTTTTTGGTGGCCCGATTGGCCAAATCTTTCGGGCTGATTCAAAAATCGTATTCGCCTCTTTTTCAAATCGAGCGGTAATTTCTGGGGCAACCGTCCGCGCTATTTTTGCGCTTAACTCGGCCACATTGTTACCCATGTCCATTTGAACAATCCCAGATTTAAATTTCTTATTAGCCATTGCCTAACCAAAAATCTTGAGCCGCTCCCGTGGTCACACTCACTTTATCACGCTTTGGCTTTTTCTGGGGTTTTGGTTGCATGATTCGTTCATAGGCTAGAATACTACTTCGATCCGAGCCGCTCAAATTATAGAACCATCGGGGATCGTTGCCATATTTCAATCCCAGATGAACCGCGTTCAAATCTGCTGCGCCCCGTGCTTTGTAAAATCCACAGCTTCTTTTACCTCGGATTCTCGTGGGAATAGCTGTAAACAAATATGCTCAATAATCTGGACAGAGCAAGATATAATTTCGTCACGCTTGTGGCCCTGCTCCATCAGCTTTGAATAAACCAACCGCCCGAACTTCACAGAATCGTGATTCATCATCTCAAACAGTCCAGCCCGCCCCAGATTAGATCCTAAATTTGAGTGACTACCCAAATCAGTACACAGCCCGATGGCCGCAATCAAAGCGAACATTTGCCGCCGTGGTTTGCCGCTCTCATTCTGCCAGTTCATGATCAAATCTTCACGATCCGCAAACGAAACAGAACCCAAATCAACCGCATGGGTTTTGCCTTTTAATTCGATTTTCATATCATCTCCCTTGATAAATTATTATGTCATTGTCACGGCGCCATAAACCGTAAAGCTCATGGACATGCTACTTGGATCACCCTCGGATACGTCGATAGACAAATAACAATCATCACAGACAATTGTGTGATCTGCCGTGTCGCCGTGGTCAGTTCCCTCAACCGTCCATGTCACCTTATATGTCATCACTTCAGCATCGGCCCCCAGCGTTGAAACCGCACTTGCAAAACTTCCCTGTTTTCTGGCCGCATCGATCAAAGTGTTATCCGTTCCGTCACTAATATCTGTCAAATGTGCAGAAAAAGATCCAGTTGGAAATGACTGTGTAGTGTGTCGGACTGACCCAAGATCGCCCCTATCCATATAAGTGGTAACCTCTTTGAATCCGTTCAAGCCGCTTAGGCTAAAATCTCCATTCTCAAATTGAACGGTAATATCAATCGGGACACCTGTACCGTCTTCGATGAGAATTGTTCCGTCACGGAAGTTTTTGACAACTGATGAAATGGCCATTGATGACCTCCTTTTTTAAGCTAATGCAAGCCGATGTGTAATTATAAAACGAATCTCCCCCAGAAACCATTCGCCAGCTGGATCAATATCGCGCCGTGGAATATCCGACAAAACGCACTGAAGATCCTCACGCATCGAGGAACTTTCGATCATGATGGCCTTAATAATCGCGTGTTCTGAATCCAAGGCATCGCCATAGCTGACGACTTGATCTTTGGGCTTGATACGGTGTGAAAATAAAACTGAAACGGAAGATTGAACAGTCACGCCGTCTGTTGTGCGCTGGCGATCTTGGATCGGTGTGGTGGATGTCGCTCCCACTGCGAATCTTAAATGACTCACCGAGCTTGGATCGTGGCCGAAATTCGGATAAGGAACTTTTGATTCACTGAATCCAGCCACCGCATCGACTAGCCCCGCGACTCTGGTGCGAAGATCTGAAACAGTTAAACTAGCCATTGCCCACCGCCTCGACTATTCAGCCAAATTGTTGATTTAGCCGCTGTTCGATCTGTTGAATCCATCTGGCCATCGTCGTCACGGTCTACTGTGAATCTTAAATTTTGCCAGCTTGACCAGTACAATTTCCCGTATTGGTTCGCCAGCTCAAGCCATTTGCCGTCACCCACTGACGCATGGAAATCGGTGAAGATGAACTCAAGCGTCTTATAAAGGTGAACTTCTCTGAATGCTGACGCTGAAATTATCAAAGCTGATCGGACACCTTCAGCCAACAAACGGCCCTCGATGCTGGCCCAAGCCTCATCAATATAATCTTGATAGCTGGTCATCGTGGACGGCCTCAAATCTCCAAGGTCGGAATGCCTTCGGATCAAGTCGGCATCGGTAACAACTGGATATAGTCTGCGCCGCACTAATCCCGCTTCGTTTCTAAAAGTGTGGGTGGTGCTATCGGGCATCAACAAAGCCCATTCCACGATCCAGCCGTCTTCAACCGAAAAACTAGCAGGCAATTCTGCCGCCGTTAGTATCAGCTGAGCAACTGATGCGACCACCGTAACGGCCCCAGAAAAAGCTAAAGGGGTGCCGTCTGCTTTTGTGATGACCACCGAGCCGCTACTCGGAGCCGACAACGCACCGTCACGATAAACTGGACATTTAATCGTGTTGTTCCGATTCCGCTCGATCCATTCTGGATACAAAAATCGCGCTGTATATAGTGTGTCACCGCTGGCCATTTTAGCCCCTTGCCTTTTTCATTTCGTTTTGTCTTACTGCTTTTTCTGCTAGTTTTCTCATCGCTTTGGCCGCTTTTGGGCCGCCCGTTTTGTAAGAGTTTTCAACCATCTTTTCGACGGTTTGGCGACCTGTTAAATTCTTGCGATCAGCCATTCTTCTTCGCCCTCTTTTTTGGCTGAATCGCTGGAGTGGTTTTCATCATCTCCAATAATTCTGTGGCGGTTTGTAACTCGCTGGCGATCATTGGATTCCGTTCTGCATTCGGTGCAAGTCTTGCACATCTGGCCTCTTGTCTGTCGATATAGCTTTGGCGCACATCTTCATCGATGGCATTTATTATGCCTTGATCGATCATAGTCTGTCGAAACAAATCGAAGTTTTCAAGATCGGGCTTTAGCATTGGTGGAGAGTTACCTGGCATTACTTTGAGTTTTGTCCACATCGGCAAATGAACATAGCCATTTCGACATCGAAACCGCCGTACATACTCAAACCCCAGATGGTCTTGATCTAAAATCTGCCAGCCGATTTGTCGGGCGTTTTCTCTGGCTTGTGCTTCGCCCAAATCGTGAGCGATGCCATTCACCCCTGGTTCTAATTTCAATTTTGCGAGCTGGGGCAACCAACGCCCGCGCACACATTCCCACCTCATGGGGTGATGCTTATATCTGAAATCTGGGGTTGCTGTAAGATTTAGTACCTGTCCTGGGGCTTGTCGCCGCAGTGGTGCTTCGCCTTCCATCAATCCCGCTATGTCTGAATTCGGTGTAAATGCCATAATGTTTCATCTCCCTTGATGATTTTGTGGTTGCCCAAAACGAGCATCCCCCCAGATGATGCCCAAGGGAGATGAGAAATTCATCAACCGAGGGAATGCTCTGAAAGGGATTATGCGTCAGTGATAATGCTAACACCCAAAGAATCTTGGATAATCGCCACGCCGCAGTAATAGTTGCCAACAACTTTCGTCATGGCTCCAGCACTGTCGCGCTCAAACTCAACAAGAACTTTCGTCCCTGCTGGCATCACTAATCCACCAGCTCCGCGAACAGCTGCGATTGAGCCTTCGGCGTAACCGACCGCTCCAGCCGCAAACATCGCACCCGCTCTGTCTGCGCCCGCATTTGCAGTTGGCACTTTTGAGCTGATGAAAATATCCACGCCGTTGTATTGACCTGCAAACCCTGGGCCTTTTATGGCCACCATTTCGGCAGATGCTGGAAGCCATTGAAGTGGGCCAGCCGCTTCAGCTCTGATGCTTGCTTGTAAATCGGTAAACTGCACAGGATGCAAAATAGCAAAATACGGGCCAGCCGCGTTTGATTGAGTCAATTGTGATTGTGCGGACATCCAGTTATCAACGCTCATGTTAGTGCCAGAAGCACCAACCGAGTTTGAAAAGCCATCAGTCACATCAGTCACCATGCTGGTGAATCTCATTTCAGCTGACTTGACCATGCTCGCCGCCAAACGCTCGGCATTTAGACCAACAGAATCTGTCATGTTTGCAAGATCTGAAATCTGATATTGAAGTCCTTGACGGGCGATTGTGATGCTTGGGGAGGCGTCAGTTAGTGCTGTGTTAGAAGTGGATGCGTTTTCTGCAACCGCTGCCATTTCGTCATAACCATTCAGACCAGCCAAAGGAACTTCAAGTTGAGTTGATCCGCGTCCAGCGATATCGCCAAAGTTGATCAAACCTGGGTGACTCCACAATCCAGCGCGATCCGCAAGAAGAAGATTCATCTCTTGGTGCAACACTGCTGATAGGCGCAAATCGCCAAGTCCACTATAATATACTTCGTTTGCCATGATAGGCCTCCATAAAAATCGTTAAGGTAATTCTAATTACTAGCGTTACGCGATTTTACAGAGTGCGACTCTGGCCAGTCAATCATAGTGTAAGCCATTTCGCCCCAGCGCGTCAACCTTTTACGGAGCGAATCGCTTCACGGTGACTTTTATATTCTGATGCCGACATCCGCATAATCGCTTCTGGTGAAAATCCACTTGGTGCCGATGTTGCTGGAATCGCGCCATTGTTTGCTTTTGGCTGCACTGGTGGAGCTGCCGCAACATCAACCAAATCTTTAGACGCTGGGATCGCCTGTTGCGGTAATAGTGCTTTGGCCGCTCTTGGCAAACTGTCAGATTCAAGCCACTCCGTCAAATTCACATCTTCTGGAGCGCGACGATCATAAATAGCCAGCAAGTCAGCGATATCATCAGCATCAGTAATCCCAACTCGCATAACCGCTGTGGCTTTTTCGTGGGCCGCTGCTTGAGTTCCAATTCTTGATGTGAGATCGTCAAGCTGGGCTTGCAAATCCGTGACGGTGCCAGATGCTTTTGATGCATCTTCAAGCTGTGATTGCAGTTGTTCGATTTCAGATGCGTTTGCTTTTCGGGCATTATTCACCTCGTCAAATCGATCTTTTGGAATGGCATTATCAATGCCTTCGTTGCAGTGTGGACATTTAAAGCTCATATGTACTCCCCTGGATTATTGACTAAGCAACGACAACCGCCGCCCGATGTCGATTTTCTCTAAGTCCTTTTTGGCTTGAGATTCTGTTATGCCTGGATTCAATTCGCGGTATGCATCTACCCGACTTAAAAGGCCCGATTCCACCAGTTCTAAAACATTAGCCCGCCGCTCTTTTAGTTCCTGGGGGCTTAGTGGAATTTGTTGATACAAAAGTGAATAGCCGCCTTCTGGTAAATTTGAACCCGTGGAGCCGTTCAACAAAATAGCCGCGACCATGATCAATCTGGAATCAGCTTCTGAAAACTGTCCCTGATACTTTCGTTGTGCTTCGCGTTTGCCTTCGTTGCTAAGGCTGATCGCATATCCACTTTTAGCCGTGCCGCCAGATCGCTGCAAAGATGCCCCCGAAATTCCAGCATCTTCGGCAAGCCTAGCACTGAATTCTGAAATCGCCTCTTGCATCTTTTTAATATCTGCCGCTTGTGACCACTGCCCAACCATCGGCTGACCTGTATCAGCCGCGCTATCTGCTCCAGATTCAAGAATCAAAAGTGAACTCGGATCCGTGACAACTTCAAATCGTCGGGATTCAGATCCGCCAGATGTGTTAGAGCCAGCTGGAACTAAATTGGCCGCGTATCTCTGTGGCCAACTGGCATCGCGCAAACAATGGAACCAAAATGACCACGCCACCGCAAGATTCAAAGAGCCTTCAACCGCTTCCATTCCATCGTAAGGATCCCACAGACGATCTCCAGAATGTTGAGCATGATACAAAACATAAGGCAAAATAGGCCGCCCGTCTTTTCGTCTGTATGGATACGCCGCGCCGCTGAATTCTTCACCCAGAATCTCAACCGTGACATCTTCGCCAAAGCCTTTTTGAATCGCTGTGTAAACCTTATAAATTGGGTTTTCAGAATCTCGAATATCAAGAACGTCCCAGCACCAAACCGCTTCACCCCTTAAATTGCGTAGTCTTAATTCTTGGATACTATCGGGCATCGCTGGCCGATCTGGCTGGCTGGTCGCATGAACATAATCTGGCGATACGGGCCGAAATTGCAACGCGCCGCCTTCGACATTTACACGCATCAGATATTCACGACATCCAAGAACCCGAGATTGAAACCAACCCATCTGCGCCCAAAGGCCCGATTGCTTCAAACGCCGTCCCAAGAAATCAGCAACATGATCGATGGATTCCATATCATGTCGGATTATCGGTGGGTGATTATATAGAACTGATAATTCTCGATTGATCACCCGAAACGGATTAGAACTAAGATCTAATTCACCGTGGGCTTGGGCGCGAATTGTTCCCATGTGTCTTTCGTACCGCTCTTGTAAGTCTCCCGTCCAGTTGCCTTCCAAAAGCCGCCGTCTTAACCTGGTATGCTCCCATCTTTGCGCTTCATGCGGATCTGTTGGAACTGGTGAATTTGGAATCTTCATTTTCGCCTCTTAATACATCTTAACTTTTACGGGTGATTTGAACTTGTCTGCAATTAATGTAACTGCACCATATCGCAGCGCGTCAATGGAGTGCTTGAATTCGTCATCTTTGAATTGCCAGTTTTGAAGGGATCGGATCAGTTGCTTGCACTGGGGCCGTATGACGAAATTACCACGTTCCATGACTTCGTGCAGAACATTCGATGACCAATAAACAGAATGCCTTGGTTTCCATGCCGTGCGAATCTTGAACGGACATCGCCCACGGGAATATCCGAGTGCCACCTCAAAGCCACGCATCAACATTGAATTGCTCATTCGGCCCCCAGATTTTCGACCGCCATAAGCACGGTCACCCACCCACTTATCCACATTATGCCACGTCATGCCATTCCGTTTCAGCATATTTGTAATCGCCCTGGCGTGAACTTCTGGTGGTGATGCCCCAGCTGAATATTCATCAAGCACCCACACCTTGGGGAATTTCCCCTGCTTCCAAACCGCCGCCAAGATCGCCACCTGTGATCCCGCGTCAGATCCGTGATCCATGCCAATAGCAATTTCAAAAGGCTTATCAGATGGGGCCAAAGTTGGCAACGGTTCAGAACTCACCATTTTATCATCATCAAAAGCCATGAAAACACGGCCCTCAACCATACCATCCCAGGCTCCGTGAAGCCTTTGATCTCGATCCATCGGCAAATAACTAAGTGCAATCGTGTCTATTTGGTGCTGGGTGATTAGCGGACTGCCGCCGATTGGTGTGCAATTCTCAACGGTCAACGCGCATTGATGTTCTGAAACGATGCCATCTTCAACCAGCTTTTTTAACCATTCCAAAGGCGCACCCACTGGAGTGAGACTCAACTTAATCACGCCGCCTTTCCGCAAAACTCGCGCCTGTAATTCTCCCCATATATTGGGGGGAGGTGGCTCATCAATATATACCGCCTCGATGGTGGCCGATGCCAAACCCAAAGATCCTTGGTTCGTCGTTTTAATTCTGACTAGCGAACCATTGCGATATCGCACCACTGGCACTTTTCCACGGAATCCCTTACCTGGTACGAATTCAGTATCTGGGTGGATTTCTTCTTTCGGGGCCATTTCCCAAAACTTCTGCTGAACTGCAATCGACTGTTCCCAGCTGTGCGTAATAATCCACGCCTCAATCGGCGGTTTGTGTGTACTCAAATATGGGTGAATTCCTAAACATCGATAATGGCAATCCACCACCGCGCTGATGGTTTTTCCTGCCTGGTTGCCACCTCGCAAAAGCGTGACGGGGGAAGCGTCTTTTAGATATTCCAGCTGTGGTGGCGTAGGTCTAAAATATTCAAGCGGATTGACATCAGCCCTAGCCCCCAGCTCCCGACTTAATTTAGC